ATAGACGGTGTATTCATTGGTATTAATATCAAAGAGCTACCTGAAAATGTGAAGTTTGATGAATCATACCCATCTAAGTTTCATTACTATGATTTAGACTTCTCACTTGAATGTAATAGGAACAGTGTTAAAATAGGTGTTGTGGATATACCTATCATCCATCAGAGTCCCGGTTTAACTAAACCAGATAACGAATTTTACAGTGGTCAAGAATATTTTATAAACAAATGGAAGAAATAGAAAGATTAAATTTAGATTATTATGAGCAAGTACTCATATATAAAAGTCTTACTGATGAAAGGTATCTAGCTCAAATTATTGATCATGTACAACCTGAATATTTTAACGATAAAAATATTAAAAAAATATTTACGTTAATTAAAACCTTTTATGTAAAGAGACAAACATTACCATCTATAACTGAACTTAAATCATACTTAATAAATGATGATTTAAAGCATAGTTTTGCTAACGTAGTTAAGAATTTTAAGGATATTGATAGAGATTTTAATAATGATGAACTAGTACATAATACAGAAAGATTTTTAAAAGAAAGAGCAATTTATAATACTATGTTGGCTGTAGCAGAAGATATATCTTCTGGTAAAGTTGATACAAGTTATATTTTAGACTCATTTGAAAAGAGTTGTAATGTTGATCTAAAGAGTGAAATAGGTCTAGACTTGTATGAAGATATTGATGTACTAGTTGATGAGATTAATACTGACCAACCTACAATACCATCAAAGTGGAAATGGTTAGATGATAAGTTGGATGGTGGTTTCTTAGAAAATGGTAGAGCGATATACGTTTTTGCTGGTGAAACGAATGTTGGTAAGTCTATTTTTCTAGGTAACATTGCATGCAATATTGCAAGTCAAGGTAAAACTGTTTTACTTATATCTTTAGAGATGTCAGAAATGATGTATGCTAAAAGATTATCTTCAAGTATAACAAATATACCGATGCGAGAAATGAGAAACGATTCTAATACGTTAAAGCATCGTATACAGCAGCATAGTGTTAATAATCCGAATGATAAAATTATTATTAAAGAGTACCCACCTAGTACTATAACATCGCAGCAAATTCAAGGATTTGTACGTGAATTACATAATAAAGGTATTAAGCCAGATACAATTGTATTAGATTATTTAAATCTGTTAAAGAGTGATATTGGTACTAATTCATATGAAAGAATAAAATATGTTACTGAAGAGATTAGAGCTTTAAGCTATGTGTTTAATTGTCCTATAATTTCAGCTACTCAATTAAATCGGTCTGGTTATGATGAAGAAAATCCTGGATTAGATACTATATCTGAATCGATTGGAATGGCAGCAACTGCTGACTGTATTATAAGTGTGTTTCAAAACGATGAAGATAAAGAACTTGGTATTGTTCGTTTAGGTATGATGAAGAATCGGTTCGGACCTAATTACGGTGTACAGGCCATGCGAATAGATTATAATACATTAACGTTAAGTGAAGATGAAACTATTCAGGATTGCGGTGATACAGATCTAGGTGGTATATCAAATGCTTTAGGAATGTTGAGTAATTAAAAGTGGGAACTAAATAAAGTAAATGCCTAAAATACACGTATTTACTGACGCTGACTTAGACGGAGCTGGCTCTTTTTTAGCTTTAAAACTAGCATATAAAAATGCTGATATATCTTATAGTGTAACCACGGAAAAGAATTTTAGAGAAAACATATTAAATTGGCAGCTTAAAGATAGCTTTAAAAATTATGATACAGTTTTTATATGTGATTTAAATATAAAAAATGATATAGCTTTAATTGATAGAGATAACGTGGTGGTATTTGATCACCACGCAGAACATGTAAATCATTTAGATGAATATGTAAGAGCAAAAGCTATTGTAAAAGATTACCCATCATGTACATTATTAATGTACCATTCTTTAAAGTTAAAAGAAAAGATAACAGACTATCAAAAGCTTTTAATTAATTTTATTTCTGACTATGATAGCTATGTATTAAAATTTCCACAAAGTCGATCACTTAATCAAATCTTTTGGAACTATACCGGTAATCGGATACAAAAATTTTTAATAGATTTTGAAAACGGATTTAACGGTTTTAATCAATATCATAAAAATGCTTTAAAAATTATTGAAAATAATATTGAGAATTATTTTAAGACTCAAACATTATATAAAGGTAATTTAAAAATATCAGGTAAAGATTATAATGTAATGGGAGGGTTCTTTTCTTTTAGTCCTAATGAAATTGCAGAAAGAGCTTTACAAGAAAATAATGCTGATCTAATTATATTAATAAATTTAAAATCAAAAACCGTTTGTTATAGAAAGTCTAAAACATGTGATTTAAATGTTAGTAAATTAGCTGAAAAGTTAGCAGGTGGTGGTGGTCATGAAGCCGCTGCTGGATCTTTGTTAAATGATACTATAATTAATATTAGTAAGATGTTAAAACCTATAATATAATGCAAGCTAAAATACCATACGATTCAATACAAGATGAAGAATTTTTACATTCTTTTTATAGTTTTTGTACTTATGTTTCAATCTGCGGTGATAAAAAAATGAATTTTGCAACAGTTTTCTTAAAAATACTTGAAAATAAGGGATTATGTGATATATTTATTAGTATTATAGAAGAGGAAAATAACTTCACTGCAATTCAAAGATTTATAAGAACCGAACCTTCTGTTACAAAAAGCAAATATATAACAAAATACTTAAATAAGGCATCAAGCTATGACAGAATTCGAAAAGATAATATACAATACATTTTTAGAGACTAGTAAAAAGGTAAATAATAAACCGGTAAGATATAGAAAAGATTTTACTAAATTTGAAGCAAGTGAAAACTATATTTATATCAATAAATTATCTTCATTCTTTACTAAATTTAAACATATAAATGTAAAAGATTTTTTTGAAGCTCCTTATTTTGTATATGACGAAAATTATTTCGATTTAAAATTTTATTGCTCTCATAAAGCTATAAAGACATATACAGCATATAATGATAATTATATTTTAAATAATCCAGATGACCCTAATACTTTATTAAAATTAAAAGAGTCTATTAGTTTTATATACGATTTCTGTAAAAGTAAAAATATTAAACCTCGACAATATATTAACCATATTGAAGGTAATTATAATAGCTTCTTTAAACATATAAAAGAAAGAAATATTAACTTTTACATCATATTTAGTTTCCCTGGTATTGACCAAATTCTAAATAATTATGATAATGAGATAAAAGGTATGTTCAGTTCTAACTTTTCTAAAATTAACTATTTACGAACAAAATTTTACGCCAGTGGTAAAGCAAAAAAAATAATTAATAAATTTAAAGAATACGTTGAAACTCGATAGTTGTATAGTATAATATTGTTATGAGTATAACAAGTTCAATGTTCGATAGTATTAAGTCTGCTCTAGCGACAGACAATGAAAGTAATAAAAGTGGGTATGCTGATATCCTTAAAACTCCGGTAGGTAATACATTTACTGTAAGACTTCTACCAGATGGTAAGAATCCTCAAAATACATTTTTTCATTATTTCCAGCATGGTTGGAATAGCTTTGCAACTGGTCAATATACCAGTGCATTGTCATTGCAGACATTTGGTGAAAGAGATCCAATTGCTGAAGAAAGGTATAAGATTCTACGGACTGGTTCTGAAGAAGAGAAAGAAAAGGCGAAGGCAATTATGCGTTCTGAGAAATGGTTAGTTAACGTTTATGTCGTTAATGATCCAGTTAACCCGGAAAATAATGGCAAGGTTAAGATTCTTCGCTATGGTAAGCAAATTCATAATATTATTATGGATGCGATTGAAGGTGAGGATGCCGCTGATTTAGGTCCACGCATTTTTGATCTAGGACCTAATGGTACTAACTTTAGAGTTAAAGTTGAGAAGCAAGGTGATTACCCGACTTATGTATCGTCTAAGTTTGCAATGCCATCAGCAATTGACGGTGTTAATGATAATAATATGCAAAGTATCTATGATGGTACGATTGATTTACCGTCAGTATTTACTGCTAAGAGTCCAGAAGATCTTAAAGTTATGTTAGATGATCATTTTTACTGTAATGAAGGTGGTTCAACTAATACTACTAGTGATGTGAATAATGTACCTGAGAGCTATAGTTCATCTACCCCAGTTGCACAGACATCAGTCCCAGAACCAGTATCAGCTCCATCTTCAGGTAATCAAACAAAGGAAAATGAAGATGAAGTTCTTAAGGAATTACTTGCTGGTATTGATCTATAATGAGTGATCAACCTCCACAGTCATTTGATAGACAATTATCATCACAAGAAGAACGGGATGTACTACTCAATTTTATGGGTAGTACATATGGTGAAATTAAAAAACTTGATGGTAATATTGTAGGTCAATCATCAACTCTTCAAGCTACTAAAAGTGAAGAAGTTAAAAGACAAATCGAAAAGGTGTATAATGAAACACAACCTCAAGTACAAGTTCAGCAACCTCAAGTACAAGTTCAGCAACCTCAAGTACAAGTTCAGCAACCTCAAGTACAAGTTCAGCAACTAGATGATAACCAGTTATCATTTAATTTTGACGTAAATGAGAAAGATGAATTATTTGAATTAGTTAATAAAGTGCTAACTAAGTTAGATAAATTAAATCGTAAAGTTGATGTATTAACTGACTTAATTCAACAACCTCAGATAGTAAAAAAAAAATCAGTCAATCAAAAGAAAGCAGTTAAAGCAAACAAGGAACTATAATATAATACAGAGTATATATGATTTTATTAAAAATAAAAAATAAAAAAGACTTTATCAATAGTTTTTTAGGTTCTATATCAAACTTAAATGATATGGGTATATTAACAGTTACCGCTAATTCATTAACATGTATATTAGCATCAGCTGATGCAACTATTGTTTGTAAATCTACAATTAATGTAGAATGTGATATGCCGCAGGATTCAATTACTTTAAATATACCTGATATTAAACGGTTAGTTAGGGTTTTAGATATACTACCGGATCAATCAATTGAATTGAAAATTGAATCTAATAATATCTCATATAATAAAGGTGGTTATAAATTTAAATACCATTTACTAGATGATGGTATTATTAAACAACCTAATCTTAATATGGAAAAGGTTGGTAAGCTTAATTTTGATACTACATTTAAAGTCAAAGAGCAAAATCTTAGTACATTATTTAAAGGTAGTTCATTTACTAGTGAAACTCATAAATTGTATATATTTCAAGAAGAGCAAGATAAGATTATTGGTGAGTTAGGTGATAAAAATAGACATAATACAGATAATTTTGTATGCGAATTATCAAATGATACAGAAGGTAGTATGATAACCAAACCATTACCGTTAAACTTTGAATCATTTAGGTTAATTAACTTCAATGGCTGTAGAGAAATGGTATTTAAGGTGAATCAAGAAATGGGAGTATTGACTTGTTCTTTTAATAAAGGAGATACATCATTGATTTATATAATTTCAGCTCTAATTAATTAATATGCAACATACAAATTGGTCAGAACATAAAGTTAAGAATAAAATTAAAACCGCAGGTTATTTTATAAAGCGATTAAAAGATAATGGTTTTGTAGTTTTAAAAATGTTTAATGCATATAGTCAAGTTGATCCTCGTAGATGGTCAGTTTTGATTGACCCGGGTTATCATTCAGTATACGTTACTTGTTTTACAAATAAAGATGAAAAAAACGAAGTATTATTTGAATTTGATGATGGTGGTAATAGATTCAAAAAAGGCTTTTATTTAAAGACTGATAGTATTGAAGCAGTTGTTACTCTTTTAATTGAAAAAGGTGTAAATAACGATCCATCAAAAAACCCATTTAGTAAGATTAAGTAAGTATATGGGAGACGAAACTCCAAAAAAGAGAGGTAGACCTAAAAAAGTAAAAATTGAGTCTATCTCTCTATCTGCTGTAGAAGCGTCTAATGCTGATATTCAAGATGTTATCAGAGATGCTCTACGGACGATTATAACTGAAAGTACCGACGTTAAGAAGGAAGAAGAAACTATCGAAGCGATGGTTTCAACTTGTTCGGAGTTTATGAAGAGTTTTATTATTATAGGGTATGATCTTAATGATAATGCGATACCTCCGATATTTTACGCAAAGTCAGATATGGAAGCGGATGCTTTATCTCATTATATGCAGCATTATTTTATGGCTTCAATGAAACAACAGCATTGATTTCCGTATATTATATGTTATAATATATATATATGAAATTATTAGTATTAGGTAAAGGCTTTATATCTGAATATCTCGTTAAATATCTTAACGGCTCTGAGCATTCAGTCGATTGTTACTCTAGAGAAGAGTTAGATTATTCAGACGATATCGTCTTATACAATAAGATTGTTGATCAAGCAGATTTTGGTAATGGTTATGATGTTATTATCAATACTGCAGGGTTTACAGGAAGCCCTAATGTAGATGAATGCGAGTCAAGAAAAGCTGAATGTTTTGACTTAAATGTTAAGTTACCAAAAACGATTGAAGGTGTGTGTAAAGCAACAGGTATTAAATTTATCAATGTAAGTTCTGGTTGTATATATACTGGTTACGATAAAGATTATACAGAAGAAGATGAACCGAATTTTGGTATGTATAACAGCGAGTCAAGCTTTTATAGTAAGACAAAGCATGCATGTGAGTTAACTCTAGATAATGATTTTACGAATACAATTCGTATTAGAATGCCGATTACCAGTAAAGATGATCATAAAAATTTACTTACTAAACTACGCAAATACGATAATATTATTGACTTCAAGAATAGTAAAACGGATGTAGTTAAATTATGTCAGTTTATTGAAGTAGTAGTAGAGAATTTTAAACCAGGTATATATAATGCAGTACATAATAAAACTCTTACAACGAGAGAGGTTACAGAGATTATGGCAGAGTACGGCTTACAGAATGATAATTGGGAGTTTATACCATATGAAGATTTAGATATTCAAGCAAATAGAAGTAATTGCGTATTAGATAATAGTAAAGCAAAGAGGGACTTTGATTTCGATTTTGGTAATGAAGATTACTATATTAGACTTAACTGCGCTATTTTATCAAAATCATGGCAAGAAAAGGTATAATTTTAGCTGGCGGTAATGGTACGCGTTTATTTCCATTAACTCACAGTATCTCAAAACAAGTATTACCGGTATACGATAAACCGTTACTATTGTATCCGATACAAACGGTATTGGATGCTGGTGTAGATGAAATTATCTTTATTATCAAACCCGATCAGTATTATAATTTTCAGGGGTTAATTAGTAAGCTTAAATTACCAGTTAAATCTAGGATTATAATGCAGATAGAACCTGATGGTTTAGCGCAAGCATTTATTTTAGCAGAAGAATATATTGAGGGTCATTCAGTTGTATTAGCTTTAGGGGATAATATCTTTTATAGTGATACATTAAATGAGGATCTTGCAAATATCTTACCTAATGAGAATATTATATTTGGATATGAAGTTAATAACCCGAATGCATACGGAGTTGCTGCTTTTGATGATGATGGTGTATTAATTGATGTTGTTGAAAAACCAGTTAACGCTCCTAGTAATTACGCTATACCAGGTTTATACTTCTTTGATGATACAGTTATTGAGAAAGCAAAGAATTGTAAGAAAAGCAATCGCGGTGAATATGAAATCGTCGATGTAATTAAACAGTATATAGCAGAGAAAACTATTAGCATTTATAAATTAGATAAAGGGGCTGCGTGGTTTGATTGCGGTACTATTGACGATTTACTAGATGCTGGTAATTTTGTAAAAGCTATACAAACGAGAACAAATAATAAAATTGGGTATTCAAATAAGAAATGATGAAAATTGACAGTAAAAATATTTTAGTAACAGGTGGTTACGGATTTATCGGAGGTAATTTTATCCGGTTTATTAAAGATAACTTCCCTCAGCATCGAATTGTATGTTTAGATAAAAACGGATACGCTTCTAATAAACAATATGTAGAGGGGTTATGCGATAAAGAATATAAATTTGATTTAGTATGTAATAAGAAGCTAAATATGCTATTTGAGACAGAGGATAAATTTGACTATATATTCCACTTCGCAGCAGAGTCTCATGTAGATAATAGTATTAAAGATCCCTCTATTTTTATACAGTCAAACGTTGTAGGTACGCAAAATTTACTTGAATGTTTCCGTAAAGCAAAATACGGAAAGATGGTACATATTAGTACTGATGAAGTATACGGGCATTTGGGGTTTAATGATCCTTCATTCTTAGAGTCAACCCCAATTAACCCTCGTTCTCCCTACGCTGCTAGTAAGGCATCAAGTGATCTCTTGTGTATGGCATATATTAATACCTTCGATTGTAATATTAGTATTACTAGATGCTGTAACAATTACGGTCCTAATCAGCATAGTGAAAAGTTTATACCGACTATTATAAAATCGCTTAGTAAAGGTAAGAAAGTACCAATTTACGGTGAAGGGCTTAACATACGCGAGTGGGTACATGTGTATGACCATAATTTAGCTGTATGGGTAGTCGCAACGAATGGTAAACCTGAAGTATATAATATCGGTTCTGGCGTTGAATTAACTAATATTGAATTGGTTGATAAAATCTGCAAGATAATGGATAAGGATTTAGATAAAAGCGCAGTATTCGTCGAGGATCGGTTAGGACATGATCTCCGTTATAGTATTGACTGCAGTAAAATACAAGAAGAGTTATTATACGAGCCGCTATACACGGACTTCGATGAGCAATTAAAAGAATTAGTTAAAGAGTATGTTTAAACAAAAAATAAAACAGGGTAATATATACGCGGTTCATCATGGTGATTACGCCGGACAAATGATTGTATATATTATGCAGGATAAAAAGGAACAACGATATAATTTTCTTGCGTTACCCGATATGAAAACATTAAAAATTAAGCAAACAGACTTTGATGAAGGTATGTCAACTGGATTGGTAAAATTCGTTGAGAAATCACCTAGACATGTTGTAAAAGTTATTGTTGCGCAGTATAAGAAAAACGAAAAACTATGAGTAAAATCTTGAGCATAGATGGTAACAACTTAGTGCATCGCGTATACTATGTAGCTAATAATATGCCGCATAAGTCTGAGTATTTACATGTATATATGTTTTTAAATAGCGTTAAAAGCTATGTTGAGATGTATAGACCAGATAAAGTATACTGTGTATGGGATGAAAAGCTTGTTTATAAACCAAATAAGCGTCTAGAATTATTACCTGAATATAAGGGTAATAGAGATAAAGAGAAGGGTAAGGAAGTACATACTAAAAACGGTTTAATTAAAGAGTTATTGCAATCAATTGGTATACCGTCTATACTTCCGCTAGAATATGAAGCAGACGACGTTATCGCTATTATAGACGATGTTATACCTCACGATAGTCATGTAGTGGTTACAGTTGATAGAGATTTATGTCAGTTAATTACTGATAAAACTGTTGTATATGATGCAATTCGTAAGTTTGAGATCAATTTAAGTAATTTTGAAGAGAAGCTAAAGTATAACAAAGAACAATTTGTAAGAGTTAAAGCTATAACAGGAGATAAGAGTGATAATATACCAGGTATTAAGGGGTTTGGTAAAAAGAAGATTGAGAAATACTTTAATAATGAAGTAGACTTTACCGACGAAGAAAAGGTGATATTTGAGAGAAATCTTAAGTTAGTGACTCTTGTAAATAGCGGAGATGAAGCAGAGTCTGTTAAATCCCAACTAGATACCTGCTCATTTAAGACTGATTGGACGCTTTTTAAGCAGAAAGCTGAAGAATTAAACTTTAAAAATATTATTAAAAATGATAGTATCTGGTATTCAACATTCTTCCAAACTAATAGATTATTAGAACTCCTAGCTTAAATATTTTTATGAACCAAAACGACTTCGTTAATCCGCAACAAATTAGATCTCCATATACTGGAGAAACATCCCGCCCTACATACAATACATATGATGCAGATGGCAAGACATACGAGCAAGCAGTTTTCTCCGACCCAGTAACTGGTCATATTATCAAGAAGGGTTTAGTATCAGTTAAAGATGCACAAACTGGTGAATTAATCGCCGATTATAATGGTGTTATCAAGAGTGTTACAACTCAAAGTAGAGGTTAATAGTAATTGATTACTGCTATTAGTATACTATAATTAGTATGTGATAGTCGTACCAGAACAGTATACCATACAAGTATTATACGAAAATATCTATAAGATAACGTATAATAAATATAGTCATTCATATAATGGTTGCTGTCCTATATGTAAAGAAGGATCTTCATGGGGTAAGAAGAAGAGATTCTTTTATATACCGAAAAAAGACTTAGCATATTGTCATAACTGCGGTTATAGTAAAAAGACGTTAGGATTCTTATTAGATGTTACTAGTAAGCCGCTTCATTTCTTAATAAATGAAATTAAAAACTTTGATGTAGAGATACAAATGCCTCGCGAAGAGGTTAAAGAGGAAAAGAAGGTAATAGATAAGAGCTTACCTGACGATTGCATTAATTTATCTGATATAAGTCAAGTAGAGTATTATAAAGATAATGCAGCAGTTATAGCAGCTTTAAACTTAATTAAAACGCGTAAATTAGATAAAGGTATTAATAAACCGAAAACGTTTTATATATCGCTAAAAGACCCGGTACATAAAAATAGACTTATCTTACCATTCTATGATGAGAATGGAGATATTATATTCTATCAATCTCGAGGGTTAATGAAGAAGGATTTATATGAGAGACCGAAATATCTTAGTAAAGTAGGTGCTGAGAGAAGCTTATATGGTATGCAAAATATTAACCCCGACCTAGATTACGTTTTTATCTTCGAGGGGCCGATTGATAGCTATTTTGTAGAAAATGGTTTAGCTACTTGCGGTATTACAGAGAGAAGTGATAAGATGTTTACTGTATTGCAGAAGCAGCAAATCAATAAGCTTAATTTATATGAGAAGATTTACGTGCTAGATAATCAACGCTGTGATAAAGCCGCATTATTGAAGAGTATATCTCTAGCAGATAGCGGAGAGAAGGTTTTTATATGGCCGAAAGAGTTGAAGCAGTTTAAAGACTTCAATGATATATGCGTAATCGGTAATAAAGACAAAATAAGACCCGAATTCATATTAAAAAATACATATTCGGGTCTTAAAGCTAAATTGCTTTTAACTGAGATTAAGAATAATTACTCACTTCCTTGAGAACGGTAACCACTTTCATCACCGATAACACTCATGAGTGTTTCGATATTATCTAGACTTAAACTCATCATAAATTCGAGCTGATCATCGCTAAGAGTATCGACAAACTCTTCAGCCTTACCGATAAACTCATCGAAATCGCCTACTGATTCATCTTCTTCTGGCTCCATTCCTCCAAATTGATCATCTTCAGGAGCGTCTTCAAGATCAACGCTTTCTTTTAATGATGTTTGTAGGCGAGTAAGCTGTTTAACTGCAGCGTTGTTTGAGTTTCTTTCGATCCACGATGTGATTGCGCGATGAAGATTTGCTCGCTTCTTAGGGCTCATCTTATCCAGCTCAATAATTACTTCGATGGCGGTCGAATCGTTAACTGCACCAATAAGTTTTTTAACTGCAGCATCATCAAACTTTGCTGCAACGCTCTTCACAACATTGCTAATAATACCTTCTTCAAGATCAACAGATTCAAGCTTGGACAACTTCTTCTTTAGCATATCGACATACTTTGTACCGCCATAAGATTTAACTCTTTTAGGATCAGGATTCTTAATCATATCCTTAAGTGATTGAATATCCTTTTGACTAGCAGAAGCTTCTCCAAGATCAGTTGATTCTCCTAGTATTGCATCAACACTACCACTTGGTACTGTCATTGGATCGCCTTTCATTTGCTTAATGCCTTTCTTAATAGCTTCAGCAGAGTTGCGTGCTTTTACATCAACAGTTTGCCCTTTAAAGAGCTTGCCGGCTTTCTTAGTAATAGTAACTGTCCACCATTTGGTTGCTTCTTCAAGCTCAGTGGCTTCATTCATAGAAAGCAATTCTTTAACATATGCTACTAGTGCCTTTTGACCTGACCCGCCAGCAATGTTTTTGAAATCTTTCGAATTTGTAGATCTCTTCTTTCCAGAAGCTGGCTTAAGTTCTACAGAACCAGTATGACCTAATACTGACATCGTAAACCAAACATATACTTTACCATCTATTTCAACTCCTAATTGCCCGCCACCATTAACGTCTGTG